TGATCCACTGGCACTGATCTCGAGGTCAGCGTTCAGGGTGTTGACCGTGATCTGGTTGTCCCTGATGTTGAGCTGGCCAGCGTTGACCTGCGTGTCTGTGAAGGACACCGTTGAGAAGGTTCCAGCGACCGGTGTGGTGGCACCTATAACCGTGTTGTCGATGGTGCCTGAATCTAGATCGATGTTTGAAATCTGTGTGGAGCCCGTGCCATTGCCTGACAGAGTCAGGTCGTCATTGGACCTGGTGACCTTGATCACGTTGTCCGTGAGGTTGATGCTGGAATCTATGGTGAGGTTGGAAACGTTGACCACCCCCGTGCCTCCTGGCGTAAGGTTAAGGTCAGCATTGGAACTGGTGCCTATGATGTTGTCGTTGAACGTGAGATTGTCCACAGTGGTTGTTCCCACGAATGAAGAAGCACCCGATACTGTCAAGGTAGACAGAGTGGTAAGTCCGGCCACATCTAAAGTGGATCCGATTTGTACCGTTCCAGGGAATGTTGTTGCTCCTGCACTCAAGGTGCCATCCACGGTTAGGTTCTCGTTGATGTTCACTATGGATGAGTCAATTGCAGTGATCGTAGTTCCAGATATTCCTATTCCGTCAACTACCAAAGATCCCGATCCGTTGGCCCTCAATATTAGGTCCTCGTTGGATCTGGTACCCTCGATGTTGTTGTCGTTGATCCTTATCGCGGGGAAAAGCACAGCACCAGTGCCAGATGGTTTCAACACTATGTCCGCGTTGGATGCCGTACTGCTGATCTCGTTTTCAAGAAATCCCAGCGTGGTTGCGACCAACGGATCTGCGTACAACTCCGTGAAGTTGTTGTTGATCTTGATGCCCGCACCCCGGATGGTATCGCCCGTGCCGTCGTCCGCTGTTACACCTATGTTGATTATCTCCTGTGCCATAATTTAATGGTATTTATGGTTACGGAGAGACGTTCTTGAATGGGTGGTCACTGGGCAGGTTCCCCGTCAAACCCCACTTATGCGCCAGGTATCCCTCGGCCTTCTGGAAGTCTGTTATATCAGTGCCGCCCGTGCCAGGCAATGCGCCTACCACGAAGAATTCAGCCACCCTGCCGTCCATCCTCTCGTTGGCCCTGTTACGCATTATCCTTATGTCCTGGTTCTGGTTGATGGAGTTGTTGTAGTCGTTGACCGGAGTGAATGCGTTGGCGCCGTCCACCCTTGCCGAGATCTGGTTGCCGGTCGTGTTGAATATGGTGCCCACTATGTGGAATGCGTCAAGGCTGACTGCCGAGTCAAAGGCTTGGAGGTTACCTATGGTATTTGAGATTCTGTTCGAACCCAGGGAGTCGAGGTCCAACTCACCGTTGAACGCACTGGCGTTACCGGAACTCACAGCGTAGTCTCTCTTGGCGGATGCCGACACGGTGTTGTTCTCGAAACTGTAGAAACTGTCCTGGTTGTCATCTATGGTGTCAGCCAAGAACACGCCTATGGCCCAATGGTTGCCTGAACCGTCTGAGACGGCCTGTTCGTCTGAAGTGATCAAACTCTCCGATCCGTTGAAGTCCCAAACATTTAGGCTGTTGAGGGCACTGGAAACCCTGGTAGGTGTGCCGTCGACCGTGATTGTGAAATTGCCTGCTTTGTCAGTGACAGATGAAAGGTTGCTTCCACTGAGTGAATAACTTGACGTGTCTGATGCGTCGATGTGGAAACGTGTGGTGATGCTGTCTGTAGGATCCCAGTTGCCGCCCACTGTGATGATGTGTCTGTGTATACCCAGAGGCATTCAGTCCTCCTATGATGACCTGTAGTCCTTGGCAATGTTGCCCAGGAAGTTAGTTCCGTCGTTCACGATAGTCACGACATCTATGTCTCCACCGCCTGTGGATAGTGTGCTACTGTTGGATGGGAACTTCACAGCACTTGAACCATCAGTGCCGAATGTGGCCGTCCTTGTTCCTGTGCCATCCTGTGTGATGATCAAGGTCACGGAACCACCTGTTGGTAGGTTGGTGATGTTGAATTCTGTTGACGTTCCTAGTGTGACGGTGTGTATGCTGGCCAATGCACAGTTGACAGTTATGGTTGAACTTGATGTAAGTGCATTGATCTTCTCAATGTATCCTGCGTTGAATGTCACCGGGCCTTGTGCGACGACTCCGCCCGTGCCCGATGGGTCAAGTGTGATGTCAGCGTTTGAAGGTGATTGTATCGTGCTACCCGTGAACGTGATGTCCCCGGTTGATGCGCCACTCACTCCACTTATCTCTGAGTCAACATATGCTTTTATAGATTGCTGTGTGGCCAGTGCTGTGTCGCTGTCAGAAGACATGTTGTCTTCGTCGAGTATAGTCGTCACAGTTGAACCACTGGTTCCTATTTTTAAATTCTCTAGTACGATCGTTCCTGTTCCTGATGCGTTTATCTGTAGGTCAGCGTTTGATGTGGCTGACGTTATGGTGTTGTCTGTGATCTGCACACCGTCGAATGTGCTTGAACCTGTTGCTGTGAAACCCACCGCGTCTATCTGTCCTGAACTTGATATGTCCGCTGTTTCTGTGTCACCACCTGTGACCACAAGTCCACCGACCGCGGTGACTTTTCCTGTTCCGCTTGGATCCAATGTTAATGGAGCATTTGAAGGTGAACTAATAGTGCTTCCTGATATTGTCAAGTCACCTGTTGAACCACCGCCCACTGAATCTGCGTATGCTTTCACAGCCGCTGATGTTGGGATTGTCGTGTCGTTGTTGTTTGAACCTATGCCTTCCGCGGCAGTGACAATGGCCGCGGCCTTGAAGTCCGCCACGTCGATGTTTGAGATAGAGTTTCCAGTGCCCTCAACGTCAAAAGTCTTGTTCGTGAATGTTAAAGTGTCTGATGCTATGTTGGCGTCCTGTGCGTCCACGTAGTCGATGATGGCACCTGCTGTGACCAGTGCTGTATCCGAATCATTTGATGCAAGTGTTTCTGCAACATTTATGATGGCCGAACCGGCAAAGTCTGCCACTTCTATGTTTGATATCGAGTTACCTGTGCCGTTGGCATCTATTGTTTTGTTTGTAAGTGTGTCCGATGAACTGGCTGTGATGTAACTTGTAAGAGATGGTCCCGTGATAGTCAAAGTGTCGCCTGAAACTGCTGTTGTTATACCTGTGGCACCTGCCACCTTGAATGTCTCTCCCAGTGTGACCGCTGTGCCTGATGAGTCATCTCCAACAACTGTCAGTGCCGTTGCGGTTGCACTCGCGGCGTCCGTTATGCCGTAACCTGCGATTGTTGTTGGTGTTGATGTAACGTTTGAGAAAGCAACCGAACCTGTAAGTGTTCCTGTGATGTTTCCTGTCACGTGTAGATTCTCTTTGATCGTTATCTGTGTTGAGTCACTCGAACTCAATTCCGTTCCTTTGATCTGTATTCCGTCAATGCTGACTGATCCCGTGCCTGATGTCGTCAAGGTCAGGTCCGCGTTTGACGGTGCAGATATAGTTGATCCAGTTACGGATAGATCACCTATGTCTCTGGCGTCCACGTATGCCTGAGTGGCGTAGTTGGAGTCATTGGTCCATTGTGATATGTTTCCTGACTTGTTGGTGAATGTCATCGAGTCTGATGCGATGTTGGCATCCTCGGCATCCACGTAGGCCTTGATTGACTGTTGTGAGGCAATTGCTGTGGCACTGTTTGATGCCATGTTGTCCTCGTCAAGGAACACACCCGAAGTGAAGTCCGCGATGTCGATGTTTGAAATACTATTGCCCGTGCCGTTGGCGTCGAATGTCTTGTTGGTAAATGTTGTTGTTGAACTCGCTGTGACATCACCTGCCGCTGACGCTTCCAATCCTATGGTGCCTGTGCTGTGATCGTACGTGAACACGTAGTTGTCTTCGCTGGCACCGACTGTCTGATCCGCGTTGAATGTGAAGTTGCCAAGCACGACATTACCTGTGCCGTTAGGAGTCAGTGTGATATCTGAATTTGTTGTGATGCTGGTTATCGTGCTGTTTGTGATTGACAGTGTGTCGATCTCTATTGCACCTGTTCCGTTGGCCTGTAGTTTTAGGTCACCGTTCGTTACATCTGTGGCTATCAATCCAGATGATCCATCCCTCACCAAAGAGTACACTTCTGTGAAGTTGGTGTTGATCTTGGTCATAGCGGTACGTAAAGTATCGCCCGTGGCCGGATTTCCCAGTACTCCTATGTCTATGTTAATTCTCGCCATAATGTGTTATTCGTATTTATTAAATAGTAATATGTTCATAGAAACCCTGAAGACGATGAAGTTGTACAAGAGGGAGAGCAAACTAGGTACCATGCACAACTACCACAGGAAGAAACTGATCTATGTTTTCAAGTGTGATTCGTGTTCTGAGACGTTCATGAGGCCCAAGAGCAAGGTCGATCCTGAACGTGCGTCAAACGACTACAAACACGTGTGCAGTAAATGTGATTCCAAGAAGTTCGCCCAATCAGTGGGTGTCAAGATGCGTCGGGTCTATCAGTTGGACGCCAGCAGTACCAAGACCCTATAACTGTTTCCATCGGATGTCATCTCGTTGACCATCTATCCATCTCTGTAGGTCAGCGTAGATGCCACACTTTATATTAGGCTGATCGAAGTACCAACGCAGGAACGGATTGCCTTCTAAATATTCTTTCCTGTTGATGAAGTAGAAATTTGTTTTGGGAAACTTACGGAAGATCTGTCTAAGTTGATACATCCATTCGTATTTGAGGTATGCCTTCATGCTGGACCTATCTGGGTAATTCTGTGAATTCTTGTAGATGTTGTTCTGTATCCGGCTGGGCGTGTCCATCTCCCACTGCTGGGCACCCATGATATCAAACGCCATGATCACAATCTTATTGATGCCTGACTCCGCGGCCATCAGCACCGCACTGCAACCAGAACCCCGTGCCTTGGAGAAGTCGTTGGTCTTGATCTTGCCACCCTTCTTGACGTCACCTCCCCTCCATACCCTGTAGATCTTGAGTCCCTCGGGCACGTGGTGTTCATGATCGCCCTCACAGATGTAGTTCCACGTGCTGATGTCTTGTGGACCGTGTATGTTTGGTGACTCCTTGCCGTTGTTGTGCCAATTGGCCAGTTCCTCGTACATGGGAGGGTTCACCGCCACGATGTGATCACACAGCATGGGATGATCTCGGTATATGGCGTTGCAACCATATATGGTTCCATGTCCTTTTAAATTATCTATTGGGAATATGTTTCTTGATTCACCGTTGCCTATTATGAAAGCGGTATCCATTATATGCCAAACGATTCTCCACAACCACAGGCGCTGGTACTGTTGGGATTCGATATCTCGAACTGTGATCCAAACGTCTCCTCGACCCAGTCTATCTTCGTGCCCATGACATAAAGCAATGAAGTCTCATCAACTACGAACCTGCCAGTACCCCAGTCTTCCATGTGATCGCCCTGTGCCACACTTTCCTTGGTGTCTGCGAATCCCCACTCATACTTGAATCCTGCACATCCTCCACCCAGCACCGCCAGGCTCACGGCGTACTTGCCGGTGTTCTTCTCGAGTAGTCTCTCTATCTGTGCCTTCGCTGAGTCAGTGATTTCAAATGGTTTCATACTAGTAATTATGCTTATTTCCTGCCAATGTTTTGTATTCCCACGCTCATCCAGAATCTTGTTGCGTCCAGTTTCTTCTCAAAGCTCATGTATGCGTTCTGGTGTTCCCAGTGGTTCTTGGGGTTCTCGATATCGCCCGCGGGCTCGAACCACCAACCCCACTTGCCTTCACAGTTCTCCTGGCACCAATCTATGCAGTCACCCATCACTCCATTCGAATTCATATCAATGTTGTGTTCGAATTGCATCATGTAACCACAGTCAGTGGGTATGTCTCCTAAATTAGGTTTTATCCTTTTTATTTTGACTTTTCCAAAACTTCTATTCATAGTATCCCAATTCTGTAAGAAGTTTTACATTGGCATAAAGTGGTCCTAGGTTGTATCTGTTTTGTTGATCGTTGAATTCACTAAAAAATCTTTTACTGTTCATTCTACCAATGTCGGTATATGGTTTGCCTTCAGCGAAATGTACAACTTTAGTTGGCGTCAATCCAAGTATTTTGCACCAGTGTTTTTGTTCGCTATGATATTTTTTGACCATGTAGTCAACGTTAAATTTTTGCATACATTCTAAGCCGATGCCTGTGGCAAGCCTGTTGGCAACATTCTCATCATTTGCTATTTGCATGGGATCATATATTTTTTCTTTGGTCATTCTGAGAGCAACTCTGGCATTAGCAATAGGAAATGTTTTACTCAAACTAAAACTTATCGATTCAATGCAAGTGGGACTAAGATCAATCTGTACATTATCAAATGTTGTGTTGGGAAGGTATATGAAATCCAGCATGACAGGCACACCAAGCCTCTCGCATTGTTCTAGTAGTTCTTTCTGTTGTGGATGTTCGTCACCCAGTCTTGCAAATGGAAAACTTAATATTACAACATCGTTGGCTTTGATATCATCTTCATCTATGTACATCCATTTCATGCCTAATTTTTTCCAACATTCCATATGCCACCAATACTCACCTTTGAAAACTCTAAATCTACGTTCCCTGTGTTTGATATAAAAATTAATGAAAGTTTCTTGTGAACCCTGTGCAAAGCAACTATGTTTGAATTCGTCCAACCCTTTGAACTGGAACCTTGGGCATGTTTTAAACCATGTTACAAAGTATTCCTCAAATCTTTTAACAATCCATGGGTCTAACAGATATTTGTTTAGTTGAACACTTTTTGTGAAATCTATCAGGTCTTTGTCCTTTATGCAGTTACCACTAGAATAGACGCTCCAGGTCTTAGATCGTAATTCATTGAAGTCGTCACTTATAGGAATATTCCATATGTAATCTCCTGGAATGTCTAACTTGTTTTGTACTGATGCTGTCATCAGTGCCCAAGCAATCTCTGTTATCTTGTCTGTATTTTGTTTAATTTCCGACATACTTTCTCGTAGTAGTTGTAATCTGTTTCCCAGGTGGGATCGTTTTTATTCTTGTTATGGTTGGTCCTTAGGAACCATTTCAACACAGGAGCATCAAAAACTAATTCCCAATACCCTTTTGGCCCAAAAAACAAACACGAGTCGATCACTAGATCTTTTGACACATATTTGCTCTCCCAAATAAGGTGTTGCAGGTCAATCCCATCAATGATTACTTTTGCTAATTCAAAATTAAGATCTTGTTTGATCTCATTGTTGTCATCAAGTAGGGTGTCTCTGCCCTCCTTGTTAATGAAGTGAATCCTGAGTATATTGTTTTTTTCCTGTGTGTCTGCGTAAAACGTAAGTTTGTCCTGAACCTTGCTGATAAAAACATCATTACCATTTAACTCTATCCTACAGATTGGATATTTTTTATTGAGAATATTAATGTTTTTAAAATAGAGATCGAATTTCATATAATATTATAGAACAACTATTTCCAGTTGTCAACAACGAACTGATCAGCACAATCCATAGGGTTTGGTGATCCATGGAACACTGCCACTCTATTACCAGGTTCGATCTTTGCCGGTTCCCTGAACCATTTCTTTCCGTCTTTAGTCAGTAGTTTCGTGTCCTTCAGTCCTATCATCTCCCACTTGTATGATCTTATCCATTCGTCTGGAAACCATGTGATGTCGTTCAAGGCTCTTTTGGTTATCCAATCCTGATCACCGTGATTCTGTTGCATAATCTGTGCTGATCTGTCTTTGAATTCGTCCCATAGGTAATCCATCGTTCCTGCTTGCCAACGCATACAACTGGAGTTGCTGAGTTTCCAATCCTTGATCCTACATCTATTGAAGTCTCTAATTATGTTGAACTTGCCTGCGTGACTAAACAACGGGTCTATGTTGTCGAATATCACAACATCGAGGTCAAAAAATAAAATGTTTCCATTCAACGGCATCTCGGGTGCGAACATCCACAACTTGCTCCACCATGATTTTATCCATGGATCATTGGGTAATTTTATTACGTTTATATCTTGGTCTAGTCCTGAGGGATCATCTGTGATACAGTGAAACTGGTACGGCACTGTGGTGTGCCTTGCTACCATGTTTTTTAGTACATTGGCATATTTAGAAATATACTTGTTCCCCCACTTAACGCACACTACGTGATTCATAACTCTGCTCCAATGCTTCCATCTGTATCTGTTTCCAGTCATCGCTGTCAAGTGTATACGGATAATCCGCTTCGACAGAGGGTCCTGTTATTGTTCTAATGCTTGTGATATTTAAATTACTGTTCATGATCTCGTGTATGTCATGTATTGTGGCATTTGTACCAAATGTTCGCTGTAGATCCACCTGGCCTATCTTAATGTAACCTAGAGATAGTTTTGAGTCTTCCCAATCATAATTATTTTCATTAAGCCAATTTCTGTACTCATCCATTTCCTCTTTTTTGAAACGGTTTGCCTCTGTAATTGTTTGCCCCCACTCAACATCGAATTCACCAGAGTAGTATTTTTGGTGATTTATTTCTGAACACAAGGCATTGGTCATCTTGGGTGCGTGTTCGTCCCTGAAAACTTCGTACAATGTCTTTCCAACCTGGCTCCAGTGGAGATAGACACCTCCCAATTCTCTGTCATACCTGTTCTGTTTAAAAAGTTCGAAGTCTTCGTCGTGTAAATCATACCTGGGTGCATTCAAGAAAGTTGTAATCTGTGACGCCCTCATCCATTCGGGCTCTATGGCTTTTTTCCTATCAGCGTTGACCCAACTTTCAATTTCATGACAAATGTTGTTTAGTTGCCTAATTGCATATTTCGTTTCTCCATCTGCCTGTTTATAAAAATTTGAAACCTTCCAAGCATTGCCTTGCAATTCTTCGAAATGCCTGTGTAACAAATTGCAGGCTTCGTGTTTCAATGCCTTGCCCGGTGTGGCCGGATTGGGTCCGTCCACTTCCTTGCCTATGGGCAGTAATGAACTGTACTGAAAGTCATCTGCTGTGAACGGGTGTATCTTTTCGTAAGCAGGTTCAAATCTGAAAGAGTTGATCTGTGCAACACTGTTGTTCAACTCGCCTACAAGATGGTTAAGGTCCCTCTTTGAATCTGCGAACCCCAGGAAACAGAAATTCTTCTCCAGTATCCTCTTTTGTTTGAGGTTATCCTTGAGTGCTGTCAGCCACCTGTGTCCCAATGGAGTGTCATAGACCTGGAAGTAGTAGGCTTTATTGGTTAAGCCCACCCTGACCATGTCGTGGATGAATTTATCCTTTTTTGTAGATGGCACTGTTGGCTCCATGTTCCATACATTCCACACTGTCCACGAAACATCTTCCATCTGTCTTTTCTTTGATCAACTTGTCAGCGAATTCAAATGCATGTTTGGCGAACATCTCAGCACCAACACCATCAAATATTCTTATCTCGGCCAGATCAAGTTGTTCCAACTCCTGGAATTTCTCCATGTGTGGATCGTTTTTGTCTAGTGCGAGTTTATGGTCGAAGTGATCCTCTAACCATGCCTTCAGAGGTTTGAGTCCCCCAAAGTCAACTGCCCAGTTCTTGTTGTCCAATTCCTTGCAACCAAATGTGAATTTGAATGCAAGGCTGTATCCGTGCAGTAGGTGGCAGTGTGAGTGATCTGCGTTGGGTTGTCTGAACACCGCAGAAAGTCCTATGTTGTGTCCGTATGTTTTAGTTGAGTAGTAAGTCATCGTTTCTCCTTGCGTTGATGACTTGCAGAGTGTTTATAGAGGGGTGAAAGTCTTGAGTCCTCTCGATCATCAGTTCAACTTCTTGTCAATCTTTTGATCCATGTCCATCTGGAACGCTGTGTCTCTGATGCGATCCGTCAGTTCGTTGGGTATATTTAACTCACCGTCTATGATGCTCTTCAAGAAATGTATCATCACAGTGAATTCGTTCCTGTTGGCCACTGTTTCAGGATCTATTCCGTGTTTCTCCATCGCGTTCAGCATGGCCTCTGACACGTCTACCAGTGCCTTGATGCTAGTGGAGTGTTTGTCGAAGTGTGCCATTAGGTTATGATGCTGGGTTTCTTGGGAACCTCGATCTTGCTGAACACCCTGTTGTATTCCTCTGCGATCTTGTCATTGATGTGTGCTATAGAAATCAGTTTGTCTGTTGCTATGTTGAACGGTTCATCTTGTTTGGCAGTGGAGAAAAATGTACCAAATGCCAGTCCCTGCGGACCGTTCATTAGTACAAGTGCCTTTTCAATACTGACGTATTGTGTGTCGGTCCTGCCTGTGAATTTTGCGATGACCTCTTCCCCTGAAGCCAATTTAAGAGTAACTAGATCTCCATCTTTTATTTTATCAAACATAACCTTATTATAAACTATCCTACAAGATTGTCAATGTATTTCTTTAATTCCTTGTCCTGGACATTGGGTGGTATGTGGTTCATGAAGAATATCTGGTAACTGTCAGAACCGTACTTGCCGATGCCATGTAATTCTCCGGCGTCCTTGCCGTCCCACTCTAGATATTGCTCGGTCATCTTTCTGATCCTTTTTGACCTCACTTCCCACATGCCCAACGGTTTCAACATCTCCTGTTGGGTTTTCAACCTACCACGTAAGTACGCCTCCGGGCTTGGATATCTTTTAAAAAGTTTTGGTAAGATGATCTTCACATGTTTTCTGTAGGTAAGATTGAGGCACATCACACCCACCA